TGAGTGGATCAAGTTTATCCGTAACTACAGGTACTATTACTGGCGGTAATATTGTCAACGGCAACGGTAACGGTGTAGGAAATATTGGTAGTTCAACAACATACTTCAACACTGTATTTGCCAAAGCCACATCGGCACAATACGCTGACTTGGCTGAGATGTACTGTGCTGATAATAATTATCCTCCTGGCACCGTAGTTGAATTTGGGGGAGAATACGAAATTACCATTACAACTTTAAGTCATAGTACACAAGTTGCTGGTATTATTTCTACTAATCCTAGTTATTTGATGAATAGTACAATTGCTTGCGAAGAAAATGCGTTGGAAGTTGCCTTGGTTGGACGAGTGCCGTGCCGTGTAGTTGGAACAATTTATAAAGGCGACCGATTAGTATCCAGCGGCCTACATCCCGGAGTTGCAACTGCATTAGATATGCGTCAATATCAACCTGGGTGTATTGTTGGTAAAGCACTAGAAAATTACAGTTCAACCGATGTGGGAGTTATTGAAGTAGCGGTGGGACGGATTTAATGGATACCAAATTTAGATCTGACTATGTTGGCGAATTTGTAGTAACAGAAAGTCGATGGGGAAATGGCCGCAAACAAGAAAAACGCGAGTGGATTCCAAACCCAATTGAAAATCAACACATCTCGGGTCGAGCTGTTTGTATTAGCGGTACAGTAGATCAAGATAAATTTGATTATACGCGACTACAACGACATCGTGGAGGCCTGTTAGGATCTTTAAAGTTACAAACTTATGGAGTTGGTGATGTTGCCACACAAATGCGATTAGATTTTTGCGTAGAAACACAATCGTCTCAATTGTCAACTATTGTTGAATCTGAATACCAAGTAAATAATGTTGTGTACACTACTGCACGAAATTGTATAGCATATCCGGGTCAGTTTTATTTGATACCAAATAATCCACATTTGTTAGATGTAGCAACAATTTTGTATTTGGCTGCATTTGACGGACACAAAGAAATATTTTTGTTAGGGTATCATAACGAAACACCAATAGAAAACCCTTATTGGATGAATCATGTTCAAACAGTTATAGATGCTTACCCGAGCGTGATTTTTTGGTTAGTTGGGGAATCATCTAATATGTTTGATACATGGATGAACGCTTCTAACACAAAAACTATGACCTATCGAGAGTTTATTAGTTATTGTGATGTTTGAACTAGTTGTTCTATAGTTGAAATTTTACTACGAACTGCATCAAAGTTTACAGTTGACCACAATCCAGGATGCATTGGTTTTGGCCAGGTGCCCGACGCAATCCACGCATATCCAACATGTTCTTCATTAAGTTGCGGCACAAACTCTTTTGAAACACTACAAAAAAATGTGTGGTAAGAAAATCCAGAGTCTACTGTAGTAAATTTTTCAAGAGGTACTAGCCGTATATATTCAGGCATACTACCTAGTTCTTCACAACACTCTCTAGTCATGGTGTCAATTAATGACTCGCCCGGCTCACTTTTTCCTCCAGGTAGTCCCCAGGTGTGCGGATGCCTAGGATCATTGCGCATAAGATATAGATATCGTTGGGTATTCACACTATAAAACCACACACCAACTGCATTAATTGATTCCATTATAATACTAAACTCCAAGATCCGCCTGGATATAATCCTTGGTATGATTTGACCCACATACTGCCGGTCCATCGATATTGTATTTCGGTAGTAAGATTGGTAACATATTGCATGTTAGTAGGACTGCTAGTACTGTCAAATGATATTTCCCAATGGGTACCATTATATTCTATAATATCATTAGCACGAGCAACCAACGGTTGCCCGTTGGATCCTTGCCAGGCAATTGGGTTATCGATATCTGCATTGGCATACGAGCCAGTATCTTCGGTCAATAAGTACCGTTGATTAACTATTGGAGCAACGAGTCCAGCCTCGGGCCCGCTAACTAGTGGATTAATAACAGCATCTACCGGCGACAATGTATTAGCAGGAACAGTACCAGTTTCAACATTGAATAGTAAAAATCTATCGTCAGTTGGATCATAACTGACATATCCTGACACATCAGTTTCGTCGGGTTGTTCTAAATTTATATAACTAATACCAGGTCTTAGTGTGCCATACAAGTTAATAATATTATGCCACAGTAAATTAGTAGGAGGACTATCGGGCACAGATAAACTTAGGTCACTTTGGTCAATTTGATCATTGTGTCGTAATGCTTGTAATTTGTTATTAATTAATAACACTTGATATCCATACGGAGTAAACCGCTGTCTTGTTCCTAATAATAAATCACTTTCTAACAACGCACTATTAAGATTTCCGCTGCCATCAAAGACCGATGCAATAATACGCTCAACTACACCAAGTTTTTTAACTTTTGCAGGACTAGTAATCCAAATTGGTAGTTTAAAAGTTAGTGTGGCAATATCAATAGGATTTTCTGTGCCACCAGGAATTGTGCGATTTGTCCATTTGGTATTGTCCAAGTATAGTACACTTAAACTAGTCCAGTCAAGAAAACTATCGGTGCTTTGTATTTCTAAACTAGGGTTGAACAAGACAAGTATTTGTTCTAGTATTTGCATTTTTTGATTGGTATTGCTAGTCCAAATATCAAGATTGATAGTTAATTCAAAAGGCACAGGCATTAAACGTTCTACATTAAAAGCATTGCCTTGGGTGGTTTCGTAGGTACCGGTATTAGAATCATAGGTTCTTTGTCGAACTGGCATATTACTAACAAAAGTTGGGTCTTGAATTCTTGGCCGATCGTATTTTAAATCAGTAATATAAAAAGTCATCAATGGTGTAGCCGGCATGGTGCTAGCTGAATTATTTTGTAGTACAGTTTGTGCTTGACGACTAGCATCACCATACCGAACTGGTACTCGCACTAAAGTATCTGCTTGTGATCCGGGTCCTTGCCCGGCCTCGTTGGTACCAAACTCTACATCAAAGTTACTAAAAATTCTAGCAAACTGTAATAAGAAGCGACGGATTTGCCCGTCGTAAAAATAGGTAGCGATAATTATCTCCTTGGAGGTCTTGGGTTAGGTGGTAAGTTGCCACCTTGATTGCCGTTGTCTGCATTGGGCTGTAGTATTTGACTAAGACTTTGGCGACTCGGAATATTACCAACATCGGTAGTAGATACGGTATAGGGGTTATTAACAAAACTGGCTCGTTGCGTAAGCGAACCGTCGGCTAGATCAAGGTCGGTTCTAACATTATCGCTAATTGCTAACCAAGCATTACCATTAAAACGGAATAGTCGATTAGGAAAGTAGTCTAGCCGTAAACAGTAGTCGCCTACAGTAGGAGTTGGTGGAAAACTCACACCCGGGGTAACTGGCAACCCGTTGGGAGCATGGGTATCACCGGTTAAGTAGCCGGCTAGATAACCAAAACTTTGAGGTGTAGTACTGTTTAATGGTGCTTCAACACTAGATGATATTTCGGTAGAACTAGTAGTAAATAGATAGTCTGATGGTTCGCCATTGGCAGTAGTTGGGATTACATAAAATTTTACATTGTCGTAGCCACTTAGTGGAACATCATTGTAGGCCTGAGTTAACAAGGCATCGTTAATTTGTAAATCTTTAGGACGGGTAGATTGTGCATCACCTACAGTTGTAGGATCAGTAATAACGGTCCAATACGGTTGTCCGGTTGTTGGATTTACAGCATCAATGGGTGAACCAGGCGGAACATTACCATTAGCTTGATAGTAGACATTGCCATCATTGACAATAGTACCATTGGGGTAAAAATTGCCGTTGTCCCAGATGTTTTCTGGCATAAACGGTTGGTTAATAATTTGACTGTACTCTTGAGCATTAACTAAAGGTGTAGCCTTAATACGCCATAAGTGCGGCAACCAGGTTTGGCTAAATCCTTCTGATGCAAAGGCAGCGTCTTGAATTACATAATAGCGTGGCAGTGCCCTGGGCAATGCGTCGTTTAATGGATTGTAATCTTTAAGATTGGGTAACTCAAGCACATCGCCGCTCATAAGTTTGCGCCCAAAGGTGTCAATCATGTTATTATAGTGGAACGTGATAAACAAGGTATCGTTGTTTAAAAACAAGCCAAATTGTGTTAGATCAAAATCAACATCCTGTGTACGATAAACGCCACGCATGATAAAAACATCAGGATCATATACACGATCGCGGTTTTCTAACAATAATAAATCTTCAATAAACAATGGATTTGTGCTACTGTAATTTGGAATAGTAGCATCATTATTACCGTTGTTTGTTCCGGCTCCTTGAGGACCAAGATATTTGTGGCAAAAAATATCAAGACCCCCCACTGTATATTGTTCGGAGATGGTACGGTCAATAAATTGGTAGTCAGCTGTGCGGTTTGGCCGCCACATGGAAAGTCTTGGCATAGTATAGTATTTAGCGGTTAGATTGACTAGTAATTCAAAAGCTCGTATAATTACAAAATGGACGAACTATTCCAACGCTTAGATCGTGCTGAAAAGCACATAACACAGGTCAAAAACAAAGTGGCCCGCCGCGATCTATTAAAAATGGTTCGAACCGTGGATCAAGCTATTGTGGCCGCTGATATGGAAAGTGTAGAATGCCGCAGAATGCATCGAGAAACCAGCCGCTATCGAGAACTAGTCCAAACAGTTAACGATTTACTTACAAACTTAGAACAACATATAACCTTTGCTAACCTGCTCGGTTGACCTTGTTCAAACTTTACTATACAATAAGACTATGGCCAAATCAAACGAAATTAAAAGATTAAACCCCAAGGGTGCTGAAACCAAATATGTGGGATTCGAACCTGAGTGGAAAATTCAACCCATAGAGGAAAATCGTATTAGCTCATTTGCCAATGCGTTCCAATGGTACAACTATCACTATGGTAAAAAAGATGCCAAGGATATGCTGTGTCATTATCTAGAACATAATCATCGGCCTAAAGATTCTAAACTTATGCGAGGGATCTCGGATAGCCAAATTCGCGTAACGCCAGCTTGGGTATGCCGTATGACCCTACTTGGCTTGGTACTCAATGAACATGAACAAGGCATTGTTGACGATCAGATCAGTCAAATGCTTAAAGCCAAGCAAGAAATTCGCCGGGCCCAGTCCGAAGTTGACGCAGATACTGCCGTAGCAAAACTTACAATTCAAGATCACCTGCGTGAAAAAATATCCGAGTGCTGTGGCGAATTAGAAGGCATGTTTGATGATTTTGTTGTTGCAGGTGCAAAAATGTCAGCAGATTTTAGTCCAATTAAACTCATGCGTGGAATGAATATTAGTCCTAATATGATTAATACTGTGTCGGCTGTTTGGGAACTACGACTTACCGAATTTAACGAAGTGCTTGAAGGAACGGACCCCGATTTAGTTGAAGGTTATAGCCATCTTACAAAAATACAATTAAAAAACTGTGTCAAGTTTTGCGAAACTGTGATTAATGACTGCAATAGTTATGTTCAACTTAAAAAAGTAGAACGCAAACCTCGT